CAATAACGGTAACTAACTGGTTGCGTAGCAATTGCTTGGTATCAGGATCATAAATGTCACCCCAGAACTCTAGCAGTTCTACCATGTCACTTTCTAAATACTCATCAGCACTACCAAAACCATCAATAGCCATGTTCAATTCTTTCTTGAACTCAGGGTCATCACGGTAGTTTTGACGAAATGCTAGTGCTTTATTCAACACACCTTTGTTATAGTTTAATGCTGGTTTTGTTTCAATGTCAGTCATTAAATCGCCTAAGCTTTTAAGCATACGACGCACTACAGGAGTCTTATCAAATGTCTCAGCCAAAGGGTTGTAAACAATGTCGTTAGGATTAATACGATAGGCTTTTGGGCCTACATAGCGACTTACTACGTTCCCTGTGTTGTCACTAATAATGTCTCGTACATAGTCATAAGTAACTACAACGTTACCAAAATCAATGTAATCATAGACTAGTTGTGAGATAAGAAGTTGGAAGTTAGAAGCTTTTAACTTCTGTTTTAAGTAGTTAGTAATTGCATAACGTTTTTTAGTTAGTTCTGGTGCTTTATCAGTTGCTTCCCAGAAGAACCAATTCTCAGATGGAAACAATGCAGCCATGTAGTTTGCATGTAGGTTATCTCTAATCTGAGTAAGTTTAGGAGTAACTGTAGAGTTTTTCCAAGGTAGTTTACTGTTACTAGTTTTACGAGTGTCAGTAGCAAACAAGTAGCTGCGTAGTTCTTGTTGATCACTTTTCCACACAGCCCGTGCTGTATCCCAACGTACCCACATGTCTGCAATTTTATTTGCTAGACTATCGTCAGTAAATGATACTTGAATATTTTCGTTCATGTTTTCCTCTTAGTAGGCTACGCCACCAAATTTACTATTAAATGCAACTACGTTTGTTTTCTTACCCCAAGTCCTACTAGACAGAGGAGACTTACAAATTTCAACACAAGCTGCTAACGCATCTTTTACGTCATCATGCTCTGGGTTATTCATAATTAATTCTTCTTCTAGAATCTGACAATTACCACCTTTGTAGTGCCAAATCTGGTTGTTGTTATACCGTGGTTCTAGAATAGCTGCAATGCGCTCTGCTTTATTCATGTTACGTGGGGGATTGTATTCCTCAATAGTAAAAACAATGTTTTGACCACGCATATAGTCTTTAAACTGTGTAACAATGAGTCGCTGTGCAGCAACTACTTCACAACGTAGTTTTTTAAACCGCCATTTTCTAAATACAACTTCTGCTTTTTCATACATTACAGAAATCTTATTAGTTTTAAATCTATCAATATCTAGTACATAGTAGTTGTTATCTTCATCTACACCTACTACTGCAATAACTGTATAGTCTGAGTTGTGATTGACTGTGTACGCAAAATCCATTGCTGCATACACATGCAAAAGTTTGTCACCAAAATACCAAGCACCGCTAAAGTTTTCAATTTTATTTCTTTCGTAGTAATTAAAACGACTACGATCAATAAGTTGTGTTTCTACAGCGTTTGGATTGTTGTAGTATTGAGCGTAAAACTGTGTAATGTCTAAGTACTTAGCCTTTTTACGAGCAAGTTCTTTAGCGTCAAATCCAAATGTTTTACCATCTGCACGACGTTGTTTGGGCCATAAAAACTCACCTGTTGTTTCTACGGTTCTTTCAAATACTTCATAAACATCTAGCTCTACATCTTCGTCAGTTACTACATCAAAGTAACTTTCTTTCATTTCCATCATATCTTTATACAAATCGCCGGGATGGTAGCGTGTACCTACAGCCCATTCTTTTGCACCAGTAGATTCAATGGAAGACAGTTGTGAATAAAATGATCGCACTTGTTCACGACCAATTTGTGTGTATGCATTATCAGGAACCACTACGTCATCAAGAATAGCAATTGAACAGTGTAGTCCTGTTACGTTAGCAGTAATACCTGCTGCTTTAATTGTGGCATCACGAATGCCTTCTAGTTTACGCTTAGGGTGATCCACACTGATTTCATCTACTGCCCAACGTTCACGTTTGCCTTCAAATTCGTTAACCATTTCGGGCCAATAGAACCGATAAATGTCAGATAAAAGTACATCCTTAACAGCTTTAAGTTGTTTTTCTGCTAGGTTAGCTGTAGCTGAAACATACAATACGGTAGCTTCTGGATGCTTAGTAATGTGGTGTGCTACACGATAGGCAATCATAGCTGACTTCTGATGATCACGTGGTAGTAGTACTAATTGGTTGTCTTTAGCATCTTCACGTTGCCACCAAGCACACAACTCTTCATGCACTGCACCAAGTACACGATGTGGTGCAACAAGCCTAATAAAAGTTAACAGGTCTGCTTCCGCAGCCTGTTTTACAAGTTCTTTTTCAGTAATTACCATTTAACTTTGTTTGCCCAATATGCAGCACTCATTTTACCCTTAGCAATGTTTTTGGCATGTCGTGCTTTAAAAGAAGCTTGTCGTGCAGTAGGTTCTTTATCACCAGAAACACCTTGCTGACCAAATCGAATAGTTTTAATTTGATCACCTTCTTTAGCCACCACAATGTGAGATTTAGTAGCATGACTAGGTGTACGTTTGGGTTTATTAAAACCAGCTACTCCAGCACGTTCTAATCGAGGATCTTTAGCCATTACTTACCTTTTGGCAGTCTTTGCTGCTTGTTTAAATTGTTTTGCAGTGGGGGCACCTTTACTACCGGGCTTACGCATTTTTTCATTACTACCCTCTGCAATGCGTTTACGCTTGGCATGTATGTTAGCATATAGACCCGCCTTCATTTCATTTTTCCCGTTTTAGTACGCGCAAAACTTTTATTTGCAGTTGATGTACGTACTCGAAGATTTTTCTTAGCATTGCCACCACCTTTACTTAATGGTTTTTTATGATCAACATCTTTACCGTCGCCTTTAGATACCCGACCTTCATCTTCCATCATACGACGAGCACCGTTACGTTTAGCACGGTCTTTTTTTACATCGTCTTTACCATCATACTTCTCGTATTGTTTCTTATAATCCCGTTTGCCGTTAGTCATGTAAGGCATTACTTTTTACCTCCTGCAACAATACCTAATCTAGCCATATCACCAGCAATTCGACCTAGTGAAGGGGGTGGTAGCTCCTCATCCTTTTTAGGCCGTCCTACGGGCTTCTTGGTGCCTTCCTGAGCGTATCCTTTATCTGCCAACCATTTAGCTGCAGCGGTTCCACCGGGTTGTTTGGCGTGTGACTTCATTTGTTGAATAGCTTCTGAACGCAGTTTAACTTCTAGTTCAGATTGCCACTTATCAATATGTGTTTTAATAATGGGGTGGTTACGTACTTCTAACCAGTGATCCCAATCACCTAATAGCACCATAGCAGCACTGTATTCAGAAGGATCACGACATTCTAAAAACACTTCTTTCCACTGTTGTAAAGTATACAGTGGTTTAAACTTTACATCTACACGGGCAAACTCTTTAAAGAGTTGTAAAATTACTCGCTTACCGCTTCCGTCAAGAAACTTGGTTCGGTCAACCATTCTATTCTCCTAATCATACCTCGTGGTATTTGGTTTCGTCGAGCAACTGTACCATCGGCAATAACACCGTTTGTAATTACAATTCCTTCAGGCCCGTCATAAAGTAAAAACCCAACTTGTTTACATAATACAGGAACATAAACAAACTCTTCTTCGTGTTCTGCCCAAGCAGATACATCAAGTTCAGTAGCATCTTCCCATACTACATAAACAAGCTTCATTATTTCATTGCTCGGCTAGCTTTATTTTTAGCTGTACGTTCACCACGTTTAGGTAGTGAACCACCTGCTTTACTAAGTGCAATTGCAATGGCTTGTTTTTGAGGCTTACCCTTTTTCATTTCTGCTTTAATATTCTTACTAATAATTTCTTTTGATTTACCTTTAGCCATTGGCATATTAAATTCCTTTGTGATAAATTGTTTTACCGTTATCTTTAACGGCACGAAGAACGTTGCACTTTAAGTCTTTTTCATCATACGAAATGTGCACCCAACCACTGTCAGGTACCTCATTAGTATAAAACTCTAAAATAAGTTGTGTAAACTTAAAATTATCTCGGATGTATTCAGCTAACACTTTATTGTCGATACCTGAAATTTCAATGTCTGCTGCCATGCCTAAGCAGTGGTCGCTTACAGGGCTACCTCCTACAGCAGTGTTTACTGCAGGACTTCTATATCCACTTGTAATAGTTATAGGCCCAAACTTATCGCGTAATGGTTGTAATATATTAGTAACAAGAGTATGTAAATTATTTTGTATTTTTTCAGAAGGCGTGTTGTCAATGTTGCGACGAATGGCAACTTCTGATTTGCACAATTCTGCTAGTGTAAAGTTTCTAGATAGTTGTGTCATTTTGTAGGCTTTGAAAGCATTTCAGTTTTAGCTTGTGAACCAGCAGAAGAACCAAAATAGTACGCAATAATGCCTGTCCAAGCAGTAGACAAACTACCTAGCATCATTAGAATGGTTGGATTATTGCCATCTACTTGACCAAACAACAACATACTAAGAATACTAAAGAAACCAATAGTAATAGCACCTGCTAGTGCAGGAGGCACAATGGATCTAGTAGCTGCTTGCATTTCACGAGCAGACTTTCTATCGTCTACAGCAAGAGCCTCAAAGTTAAGGCCCAATTCATTCTCTTGTTTTTTAAGTTCAATCTCTGCAATTTTAACCTGTGCAATTTGCTCAGGTGTCATTTTATTACTAGAGATTAAATCTGTTACCTTGTCTTCATCTACACCAACAGCTTTAGCAATGGCAGAAACAGCCAATCCTGCAAGAGGGCCACCTAACGCAGTTGCAATTGTCGGTGCGATTTGTTTTAGCCAATCCATGCAGTACCTCGTGAGTTAATAACAGACATAATAAATACTACTAACGAAACAAGTGTAATGCCAACAGTAACAAATATAGTAATACCTATTGCCCAATCTATTCGTTGTTTAGCTATTTTTTTACGTTTACGTTCTAATTCACGAGCATCACGTTCTTTAGCTTGACGAATTTTATTACGTTCAAGTAACAACTGATCCCAAAGACCAGCTTGTCCATAACCATACATTAATAAGTGTTTTAATTCATCTTCATACTGTCGCAGTTGTTCTGCTTGCATTACTGTTTCTAATGCTTTACTAGTATCTGATTGACCTTTTTTACCTGCGTCATTAACTGCTTTTTGTACTACATCTTTAGCATCAAAAAATTTACCAAACTCACCAATAATACTAGTAATGTCTTTTCCAAGTGCCATTGCTTTTTTAATAGTAGCAACAGCAGTTTGTGCTGCAACAAACGCAGTTACTGGATCAATCATACTTTATAATTAGACCAAATTAAACCAATACTAGTACACAACGCACCTATCCAAAGAATAGGTTTAGCTATTTTAGCTATAAACTCTAAAGCAGTAAAAGCACCTTTAGCCGCATTAAACGCTTCCACTACATCTTGTGTATGTTGATTAATGGTGTCTACTTTGTTTTCAACAGCAATAAGTCTAGCATAAATTTCTGCATGTGTAACGTCTTCTTGCATAATTACTCTTTAGGCCAGTTTGTTTGAAGAGAAGCTAATTCATCAACAGTTGTGCAAGCAGTGATTGCGGCCTCATTAGTATCCGATGCAGCGCGGATCGCAGCACGGGCGGCAAGCGTTGCAGCGTCAACAGCCTTCACGCCCTCTGCAGCACGAGTCACCTTCCAATCGGTCTGAGCCAGCAATGAGCCAGCAGTCTGTTTAATTTGAGCAATCATTTGGTGTTTAAGGCCGCGCTGGATAACTTGAACATCGGTATCCACCATGCTCTGCGTAGCAGCGTCATAGACCTGCACCATCAGAGGCGATCCGTCTTCCTTTGTGGCAAGCACATCGTCTAGCGCTTTGGGGATACCCGGTGCCCAGTAGAAGCGATCATCGTGCGGTGCAATATCAGCAACTTCGGTGATGCCGATAGCAGCGCGTTCTTCAGGGCTTGCAAGGCGCAGCCAGTTGGCAGGATACTGGATTTCGTTTGTTGTGAATGCTGAGTCAGGTGGTAGGGGGGAGCCGTTTAACATGAACATGAGTTACCTCGCAAGTGAGTATTTGAATGGGTTTTCGGCAAAGGCCATGTAGATGTAGGTGTTGCCACTTCCATTAAGTTCTGATTGAGTGTTCCGCATCTTGAGGCCATTGGACAGAATATCAGACGCAAAATCAGATGACTCGGCGTTGCTAGAATTTGGATACAAACCGACACCTACTGCGTTGTACGGGCTACGGGAGGTATCAATCAAATGCCAGCTGCCAGTAACTCCAGATGAAACTTTTGCCAAAAAAAACCGTGGGCGGAACCCAAGGTAAATAAACGGCCCATCCGTGCTGCCGTTGCCGGTGTAGCTTCCGAACTTGCTGAAGCCTGCGACCTCGGAGAAGAGGTAGGCGACGTAGGTGGCCGCGTTGGTGTTGATGATGGCACTGCTGCCCAGCGAGAAAACGCTCGATGTCGGCGCTGTGTTGTTCCACATCGTTGCGTCAGTAAAAGACGCGCCAGTTGCGTTGAGTTTAATTGCTGCCGTCGCACCAATAGATGCGTGATAGACACCCCAGTCCTGAGTGATGGAGCGAGACTTCACTATGATCATCGCCGGTGCCACACCCAGCGAGTGCGCCACCGTCCTGTTCGCGCCCGTGCCCGTATAGGTCACGATATCGAAGCCCTGGGTCGCGCCTTCTTTCCACGCCCAAGCAACATACGTTGCGCCGTTCGTATTAACTCGGTCATTGGCACCTGAAATTGAAAAGCCATCAGCGTCGAAGGCAGACATTCCTCCGGACTCAGTATCCTCTGCAATGGTAGTGTTTGACTCCAATCGCTTACTAGCGCCACGAACAATGTCATAAAGAGCGTGGTTTTCTGCTGCGCTACGCTTCTTGACCCAGAGAAATTCAGGAGCCATGCCGAAGCCAGACACACTGCGAGCAGCGCCTGTGCCGGTATAGAGCACTTGGCTCATGTACTGGCTACCCTTTTTAATCGTCTGCTCAGGCAGGTTCTGCGTGTTCAGCGCCTTGAAGCCGGTGGGCGGGGTGTAGGTGAAGGGGCGTTGACCGAAGTTCCATGAATGAGTTGCAGATGTTTCTGCAAAAGCCGCACAGAAAAACATAGGTTCTGCTTTGGGGACGCTGGTTACAGTAGCTTGCAGACTTCCGTTTCTGTAAATGGCAACAGTCTGGGCATCATAGTCATAAGCAAGACCAATAACATCGCCTGACGCAATTGTAAAAACAGTTCCAGAAGTTCCGTTTGAGTGCGGATAACCACTTGTTCCAGCCCCGTCATTAAAAAATCCATAAATACCAGTCGACCCTGTTTTAGATGCAAAGGTCAAAGCACTAGAACCACTCATTACACCAGCAAATGAATTTGAACCTGTCTGTGTTATTTCTGCATACCACTTGCCAGATGTAACAGCTACAGTTGATCTAACAGCAAACCACGCAGATGCGGCATTTGAAAGGCTTAAATTGCCGTTTGTTGGTGCGGGTAAACTTGCGTGCTTATCCACCGGATTCATCACCGCATAGTTCCCCCGCCCATTCCCCCCATCAGCCCACAGCGTCGGCACATCCAGCATGGAGTCGTACGTCACACCAGCAGTCACGCTGATGTTGTTCGGCGTCCAGTTGTTGCCGTTGCCGCTGTAGTCCTTGCCGATAGCCGCAGCAGTAGCAGCAGAGTTGTCGCTGAAGTTCAGGTAGAACCCGTTTGTGCCGTAGGTTCCACTATACTTCTTGGGTTTCCACACGCCGGTGACTGCATCGGTCTCGCCGAAGCTGCTGGGCGTCAGGGCTTGACCGTCAATGAAGTTGTTTTCTGTAAGGTAGCCGTCGAAGTATTCGTTGGCACCATGTTGTTTGCGCCCCAAACTATGCGCCACCGTGTTATTAATATTGGTGTTTGCGTTTTGAACGGGCCAAGTATTCTCGCCACCTGTTCCTGAAATAGTGGTGAACTGCACACCATTCACGTAAAACCTAAATCGGCTGGTTTGCGTTGCGTTTGTGGTGTCACAAACAATGACAATGTGATACCAAGCGGTTGGATCACGGAAAACCATCGGGTCCCAAACGATACTACCGACAACGCTACCCGCAGCGTTTGAGTACAGTTGAATCCGGTTGTCAGCACGCCAATCAATGGAGGTGTAATTGCTACCATCAGCGCCAGCACTAAAAAGTGCCCGAGCCACGCTGATCGTACCAACCTTACACCACCCACTCCAAGTCCACGTTTGTCGGTTAGTAGCACTCCCCGGCGTCCGATTCAGATACGCACTTGCACTAGACCTCAGCCGCACCGAGCGGCTAATATCATATCCCTCCGTAGGCAGCAGCAGCGGGTTGCCGATCATGGCGCTCACTTGGTATCTCCGATCAGGCGAGCAGTGATGCGGGTGGAGCTTTCAACGTAGTAGGCAAGCACATCAACTGCCGCAGCCGTGGTGGTCAACGTGGGCGCAGTCCCGGCAGGGAATTTGTAATAGCTGCCGTAAGCCAGAGTGCGCGAACCGGTGCCATCTTGTGTAATTACAATTACACCGTGCTGTCCTGCAGTAATGTTTGTTGGATTCGCTAGTGTGCGACTACCACCAAGAGTCACGCTAAAGTTATTTGCCAAAGCAAAGTTTGGAGTAATGGTTGCGCCATCAGTTAATCCAGAAACTGTGCCTCGTTGAGCAGCAGCAAACGATTGCGCTACATCAGTTTTAGCTGTGTCTGCATCATAACCTTGTACAGATACACCAATGTCTGCAGATTCTAATGCACCAACATCATCTGCAGTGGTGTTAGCATGAATGTAAGAAAGAATCTGTGCACCAGTAACTTTTTTACTAGTTAAGGATTCGTTTACCTCAAACTCTTGTGTACCTAACGCTGCTGCTGCAGCCGTAAGTTGCGAAATTTTAATATTAGCCATTAGTGTATCCTTTTCCAGCTACCTGAAATTTTCTTATAGACCGCCGTTAAAGCGTCCCAATTGCCGTTGTATTTTGCATCTACTAGTGTAGTTTTCCAAACACCACCTGTTTTATAATAGGCAGTGCTGCTAAAGGGTATTAATGTTGCATCAGCTACTACAGTACTATCTACTGTATTTACAGCTATTTCATTAGTGATGCGACTATCGCCGCCTTCTGTAATACGGTAGTCTTCGTTTTCTAAAATACGATCAAATGTTGCTATACCACTAATAAAGTTAACAAATTTTACTGTACGAGCAGCAGCTACTACACTACCATTTCCAGAAAATGTAGACATACCAACATAGAAAGCATCTAAATCAGCATCTACACTACTTACAACACTACCATTAAAAGCACCTGTTGTTGTACGGGTGGATATTGCTGTAATGGTGCTATTATTAGCAATTAATATTGCAGCATACCGAGTCACATCCCCTGCTGCAGCTAGTGTTCCTATAGACGAAACAGTAATGGCACCAGTTGTAGATAGAGTTGGTACAAAATCATAACTACTAGACGCAGAAATAGAAGATTCTACAGAAAATAAGTTTTCTGTAACACGTAACGAACCGTCTTCTAATATGCGTTCGTCACTAGATTCAGTGACACGGTAGCCACCAATGGTCATTATGCAACAGTTAGGTCAATGTTTCCAATTGCAAACTCAATGGTGTCGCCATCACCTACAAGTTTGGAAGCTGTCAAGCCACCATGCCATAGAAGGTTGCCACCAGACGAGTTGTCCAAAATACCTAAGTGAGTAACTGTACCCCATGAACCACCAGAAGCTGTAAAACTAACAACACCTGTGTTACTAGTAGTACCACCGGGGCTAGATGCAGCAGCAAAAGCTACGGTTTGACGAGTGTACCCACTACCGCTTACTTCTGTGCCACCCCCACTGTCTGAAGGAGCAGCAGTGTATAGGGCAATATACCAAGCTGTAGGCCGGGTAGCCGTACCAGTGGTCATTAGAAAGTCAAGAATGAGTTTTTCAGAATAATCAGAAAGAGCAGCCATAATGTTCCTTTAAGTGCTTACTTTAAACCAAATGTCACCGTCAGCGCCACCTGTAGGAGAGGCTGTACTCACCGTAACTTTTTGAGTAATTGAAAGATAGTTGTTATAAATTGTCTGCATATTTGCAGTGTAAGTTGCATAATCAGTTGCAAGTTGTACTGTATAGTCAACACCATTCACTGTAATGGAAGATGCGTTTACAATGCCATATCCGTTCATGTCCAAGGGGGTGAGCATGAAGTTGGGGCCGGTGCCATCCCGAGACAAGGTGTTATCAAACCCTGTTTCAATGGTATCGAAGTTATCGTTTAACGCATCAATGGAGCCATATCGACTGCCAATGTTATTTAAAGCTACTTTAGGCATAGTTTCCTAAGAAAGGGAAATAATTAGGTGCTTAGAGAGGGTTACGTAATAAACGTCACTTTTGTACGTACATTTAAATAGCCTGTTTTAAGCCGTTTTAAGCCTACCTAGCACCTACCCCCTTACCTACCCCCTTAAAAACGCTTGTAGGGGTCTTAAAAGCTGTTTAAACCAGTGTGGTGGGTGGGAGGGACAACCTGTATTCCATCCAAAAATAAATAAAGTAAT